ATTTAATTATCAAAATATCGATGATCAGGGTAAGGCAATACCTACGGAAGTTATCCAGCGTTTTAAGGCTTATAAAGTAACGAATACGATTTCTTCTAGTGGCAACTTAACAACTTATGCTTTTTCTTTCTGTAGTTATCAGGGACTAATAGATAATTTCAAATTAGAAAGACATTTAAACGACAAACACATAGGGCCAATTTCGACGGAAAGCGGAGCCTCTATTACACGAACCGAAAGTAGTTCATTGTTTGGTTTGGGACTGATTCCTACTGGTGAAACAGAAGTTGATGACTCCGATAATAGATTAACAAATCAAGACTATGGACTTGTGAATAAAATTTTTGAACATATGAATGCCAAGGGAGACATATCAATAACTGATTCAGCAGGAGACAATGTATCTCCAATTGATATTGAACCAACCGCTAACTGGATAAACTATGTTCCTGCTTATCTCGATAATCGAAATAATGAAAGTGTTTTAGATGAACGGTATAATTGGGGTAATAAATCTGAAGGACTTCCATCAGAAGATAGTAGACCTTTAAGAGTTTTTGAGTTTCTTAATGAATTATCAGAGAATGCTGTTTGTTTAGAAAATTCAAATGCGGCAAACTTTTTTGTTTGGAACGATCTTAAAGGATGGCATTTTAGATCAATTGACAGTTATCTTCGAGATAGAGGCGGAGAAGATGATGTAGATCAAACATATACTTATGGTGTTGCAAACGTGAATACGCCTGGAATAAACGAAGCAACAAGAATAATTGATTTACAGGTATTAAAACAAGTTGACTTCATGGACTTAATTGCAAGTCAGGCATTGTCTTCTAAGATTGTTTACTATGAACTAAATCCTGAAAATGAGTTGGCATCATATTACATGACTCTACCAGAAAATCTACTAGGAGCAACCAGAGTTATTGGTCCCAATGGGTTTCAAGATACTGTCGGTGAAACTTTAGTAGAGCAGGAAGCAATAGAAGAGAACGCTATAAGTTATGATTATATTTTGGATTATGATAAGTGGAATAAAGTAGAAACCTATCCGTTACTACAAGATGTTGAAAATCAATTTTCAGACTATAGTTTTCCTAGTTTCTTAGAAATTCCACCAGCATACTCCAATGCAGGTGCGGGCAATGACTCATGGTTTGCCGCTGCTCCGTATGATGAAAACGATTTAACGTATAGATGGTATTCGCAGAATAGAATCGGAACTGAGATGAGTTTCAGATTGAACAACCGTGCAGAATTTTTCAAGCAAAAGTTTTTACGGCAAACAACTCTAGAAGGGTCTAAGTTTAGAACTGTTTATGATAAAATTAAAACACCAATTATTAAGGCTTTACGAGACTATTACAACATCAGTCTTCAGAGACTTTACTTGGAGCATAATCTAGTCATTGAAGGAGGATTAAATACTCTAGAAGCCGGCGAGGGCAAAATTGGTCGAGGTGATGGTGGTTCTTATTGTGATTATTGTTTAAATAGAGAACAAACATTATCTGATGGTGAGGCTGAACTCAAAGAAATTCTTGGTAATGAGGAATTTCAACGACAATACATTGATGGATTTACATATAAAGTAAGGACTAATCGTGATGAACCAACTGAAGAACCTCAGTATGATATAATTGGTTTTGATCAAGTTGCATATGAAAATGCGGTAATAAATGTATATCTTTTTGGTACTAACGTCGGGCCTATATCAGGTCTTCCTCCAGTTCAAACGCCGGCTTTCGCAGATTTCTTAGATTATAATATAAATAATTTTGATGGGAATGCTTTTCAAACATGTACGGCAAAGAATAGAGACAGAAGGACTCAAATATTAGGGTTTCCCTACATTCCCTCTGGATCCTTCTCCAACCCTAATTTCGGAGAAGTGGAAGAACGGAGAATCGCTGAGTTTTTATTAGATCTACCAGTTATAGAGTTTGATAATGTAGCAAGAGTAGATGAATCAATTCAAGGTCAATCATACCCAAGATGCACTACGCCCGAACCACTTCTTCCATATGATGGTAGTGAAGTTGATTGTCTTTCGATTCGTGAAAAGTGGGAAGCCATTCCATCTGAATGTGCTTTGGTTAGTGAGCATCTAGGTCCAGAGTATGTGTCTCCTATAATCAGAGGAGATTATGGACAACCAATAAACATCGACAATATGACATTCTGGAATGGATATTGGATTAATCCAAGATTTGGACTACCAAACCGACGAAATTATATTTCATTCTTTAGAGATTTGGATGCCAACTTTAGTGGTTCTGAGGCACAGTTATATGCAGTACACGAATCAAACATGTTCCTCAAAGACTTCTTACCTAATAATCTAGCAGAAACTGGTTTGCTTAATTTTGATTTTGGAACTCCTTATCTAAATACAGAGGGGATGGGGAGTATTGTCGAACTAGGTTATCGGATATATGACCAAGAATATGCAACTAAATATTTCGGGGAGTCGTATGCTTCTCATACCACCGATTTGGTGAGAAGCAGCGTTACTGAAGGAGATATTCGTAATCCTACACTTGAAGATCCAGATCCAGTTCAAGAAGGTGATAAAATTACCACTACTTTCTCAGTTGATGTTAACTATATTCAAAATCCGAAGTATGACAAAGCGTCAATCTGCTCAACTCCGTTCCTGTGTGGTCATCAAACAACAAGTGAAGAAACCATATCAGTTCCATATGTGAAGAAACTAACATATCGTGCAGAGGAACTCCCGCCGGCCGGCGGGTTCGGCGACTTCGACGGTTCGGGCGTCTCGGACGGCGATGAAACGGCATATGTTATGAGATTGGCTGATGTACAAACAAGTACAATCAGTGTGAAATTCCCTGCGGTTTGGTCCAGAGGACTTCCATACAACTACGGTAATATATCAAACTTACCAAAAAGATTCATAGGGTATCAAGGTAATTTCTTGGATAGTTCTTACATCGAATTCCTAAAGCAGTTTGGAATTATTAATGACGACTATCTTCAGAACAAAACTGGTGGCGAGTTTGTAATTCAAGAACAGAATTCTGACACCACTGGATTTGGGAATCGGGCTGGTATCGCAGAATTATCTGGTACGCTCAGACAAAAGGGAATAGAAACCTCTTACGTTGGTAATAGGGCATTAAATCTATACGATGCAAACAGACCAATCTATCATAAGAAAGATTGGCAAAACTTCCTTGATTGTAGAGGAACTTGCGTAGGATCAGTTGCTGACGGTGAACCAAATAATATAAATCCAGAGAAGAACAAAGCAGTTGAATATGCTAAGTTGTGTTCATATGCTTGGAATCGTTATTGGTCAACACCGAAAGAGCAGCCCATGTATAGAAGGGCGCAAGTTGCTTTACTTCAATCACAGGAAGTTGAGATCACGGTTCCAAATGATATGTCTATGAGTATTGGAAAGTTAGTCAAACTAGTATTACCTAAGTCACCGTCAATGGGAAATGAAACACAAAGTAATAATCCAATTCGAGGTAAGTATATAGTAACTGGTATTAGAAGAGTATATCTAGCAAACAATCAACAAACAATGAAACTTAGATTAAATCGAGATAGTTTACCTTTTGATCCAAATGGTAATTTACAAACAAATGATTCAACTGAATAGGCATACATACTAAAATGGCAAAGATAACCGATAAGTTTAGATATTCTGATTTGGATTTTAATTTCGCAAAATCTGCGTCGAATGATGTCGCACGGAAATTTGACAATAATGCAATCAAACAATCGTTGAAAAATTTATTGCTCACTAATTTTTATGAGAGACCCTTTCGTCCCTCACTAGGGGCTAATTTAATAAGTAGATTATTCGATTCGTTTACTGAAGGAGATGTTTCAGAAATTAGAGAGGACGTTATAGAAGTAATTCAAAGTTTTGAACCGAGAGTTACTTTGCGTTCTGTTTTAGTTGATTTTAATGAAGTATCAGAAACATTAACCATAGAAGTAGAATATAGTTTTTTAGATAATGAAGACACCTTAGATCTACAAATAGAGAGAGTAAAATAATGACAGACTCATTTATAAAACTTAGCGAAACTGACTTTGATCAGGTAAGAAGTTCTTTGATAGATTTCCTACGAACTAAAGAAGAATTTACCGACTATGATTTTAGCGGATCTGCTCTTAGTACCTTAATTGATATTCTATCATACAACACTGCTTTCTTTTCAACATACACCAACTTCCTTGCAAATGAAAGTTTCATTGACTCGGCACAGAAAAGAGATTCTCTGATGTCTCTTGCCAGACTGGTTGGATATACACCTCGTTCTAGAATCGCTGCTCGGGCAGTGTTAAACGTTACATCATCACAGAATAATATCCCAGCAGGAACCGCATTCAATGGCGCAGATACTGGATACATTTTTACTACAATAGATAACACAGAACTGAGTAACAATACAGGTCAAATAACAGTATATCAAAACGAATCTGCAAACTTTACAAACAACACCACATTCTTTAACGGAAAGGTTACTATTCCAGAAGACGTAGATATTTCTTCATTAAGAGTTTTTGTTGGTGGTGTTCAATATACAAAAGCAGATAGAATATCTGCTCTCAATTCAAACTCCCAAGTCTTCTTTATTGATCCGATTTATTCGGGTGCGTATGAAGTTTCTTTTGGTGATGGAACCTACGGTGTTAATGTTCCAGATAATTCTACGGTTTTAGTTCAGTATCTTACACCAAATGGTATTAACAATGCCAATGGAGAGACTAAGTTTAGTGAAACTGGAACTACAATCATATCATCTATCACTGTGAAAACTCCTTCCTTCGGTGGAGCAGAGCGTGAGAGTGCAGAAAGCATTAGAACGAATGCTCCGTCATACTTTCAGGCACAGAATAGAGCAGTCACGGCAAATGATGCCGAGATTGTTTTCAAGGTAGACAACCCAGAAGTATTTGATGCCACCGCATGGGGTGGAGAGGATAACAACCCACCCCAGTATGGTAGAATTTTCCTTGCTGCAATTAAAGATGCAACTGGTGCTACTTTTAGTGCGAGTGAGTTGTCGGAATTTGGTGCGAAACTACAAGAGAAAATGGTCGTTGGTGTTTTGCCTGAATTTAAAAATCCAACCTGTTATGATATTAATGTTCCAAGAGGAACTGTCGTATATGATTCGATAATCAACTCAGATGGAACAGGGACTCGTGACAAGGTGATAAGTAAGATACGATTGTACGATCCTGACTGTGGATTCAAAGCAGTCTTTCCATATTCAAGTATTGTATCTGAGTTAGTAACGGAAAATAATGACATCAGATCGGTGGACTTTGACGTAAACATATCTGCATCATTTTCAAATTCAGCCTATAATCAAGACATTACAGATCCACTACCAAGAAACTTTTTCATCTCCTTCGCAAATAGAATTGTACCTGGCAGTATCTTCTCTAATGAATTCGCAATTCTAGTGGACCTGTTAGATAACGACGACGAAAACTTAGGTTTCATTGATGATGACGGAAATGGTTTCCTTCGCTTTGGTGGATATGTAAATAGTGCAAAGAAAATTATTAATTCTAGAATAGGAACCGTAAATTATCAAACGGGAAATATTACTATTCTAAATCTATCAGGATGGGATGCAAAGACAGATGCAGATGATGCAGCAGCGATGGATCTAACCATATATGCCACACCATTTAGTAAATCAGTCAGAGGAATTAGACAGGCTTCATATAGTCTAGGAACAATAACAAATACAATGACGGTAACTGACTAATGATAACAACAACAGAAAATCCATTCAATGAATTTGAAAATAATCTAGGTCTTGCATTCTATAATGCACAACAGAGTCTATTAGGCTCGACTGCTGCGGTAGATGTTGATACACCAAGATTTCCTTTTTATGTTCGTGATAGATTACCTGTTCATGTTTTAGAAAACCATGAATTATATGTAAAATTCATTGATGGTTATTTCGAGTGGTTAGGAATTTCTAACGGTATCAACCAAATTCCATATCTCATGGACATTGATAATGTCTCTCCTGCTCTGTTGATTCACCACAAAGAATTATTGGCTAAACTATTCCCAATAAATCAAAATTATCTATGGTCGGATCCAGCAAATTCTGAAATTGATCTTAGAAGATTCTTGACCTTTATCAGACAGTTCTATTTGACCAAAGGAACCGAGGAGTCAATTCGTTTTCTCCTGGCTTCTCTTTTCGGTTTAGAGGCTGCTTCTATTGATTTTGACTATCCCAAACTTCAACTTTGCTTTTTGTCAGACTCAATATGGGTTCCAAACATAGATGGTTTTGATAAAGATGCGGCTGGTGTAACATACCAAGGATACTGGAAAGATAGTAGAAGCACTCTTAGTGGTGGAGTAAGATTTAGAGACAAGTATTTTCAAGAGTTTTCTTACTCAGTAACTTCTGTTGTGCCAGCGGGACAGGGTAATTTGCCTGGGGAAGATGTAGCAGGTGGAGTTGATTTCAATTTAAATCCAATAAGACAAATTGCACACCCAGCAGGATTTAGACTATTCAATAACGTTGGACCAGATTCATATATTCCAGCCGCACCTGGCCCTATTGATACGGGTTATTCTGAACAGCCTTTGGTTGGACACTATCTGGCATACACATTCTCAACCACCATAGATCCAAGACAACCATTTCCAGATGCTTGCTCTGCTAAGGACTGGTTCACTTGCGGGTACAATCCATATAATACTAATCCATTAACACTAGGATCAGTAAACTGTTTCACAGCGGTTCATGATTCAGGTGGGTATCCAATAGGATGGACCGCAGGCACTTCTGGTGAGAACGGTTACACTGGTCCAACCTATGGAGCAGATACATATACTACGGCAGCGGCTAGAGGTTATACGTTATGGCATGTTTATCATCATCCCAATGTTTGGTCTGTTGGTCCAACAACAGGAACAGCGTTTGGTAATATGAGACTTGGATGGTTAATGAACTTGATCCCAGATGCTGCAAAGGGATACAATGTTTCACCAAACGATCCGCTTGAGACTTTGGCTTGCTCAACGCCTTTAGCGACTGGACAATAAGAGGAAATATAGATGGCTTCACAAAGTAATGTAAATATAAGCAACAGAACAATATCGAACACGAGTTCCACGATGTTTCGTAGTTTAGCGGCAAGAACTACTCTCGATTATATCTGGAAAGATAATCAATTGTTCTTCTTTGCTGCAAAGGAATCAACGCCAAGTGGCATCTCCGCAGATTCTCTTAAGTCTGATGAAGAAGTTTATGAGAACATAGTTGTCATGGAAAGAGTTACTGAGGACGATGTGTCTTTGGTTGTGCCTCGAATTAATTGGGCCCGAGGTACAGTATATAATGCCTTAGATCCTGATGTAAATTTTTACGATTACACTGTTGCATTTGATGGAACTGTGGTTTATAAGTATAAACCTTACGTCATGACAGATGATTACAACGTATATCTCTGCATAAAAAACTGTGAGTCGGGATTAGAAAGAGACAGAGTTGCTTCCCATATCAAACCCACTAGGGTTGGAACTGACGAGTTTACTACAGAGGATGGATACACATGGAAGTATTTGTATTCGGTGAGTGACGAACTGTTCACATTCTTGACAACTAAGTGGCTACCAGTTCCAAGACCAATCAAATCTATACCAACAAATCTAAACACATCTAGTGCTAAGTATCGTCAATTTCAGGTGCAGGAAAAAGCAAAGACAACCGCAGGTAAAATTAATGATGTCAAGATTGATTTGAAACAACAGAATGTTTACTTTGATATGCCAAATCCACAAGCAACTGTAGTTGGTCAGGGAACTGGTGCGTCTGTTCAACTCAGCACAGCGTTTGAGCCTGGAAAGGGTTATAAAGTAACTGGTTATAGAGTAGCCAACGGAGGGGCTGGTTATGTTGGAGGTATACTATCTTTAGTAGATTCTCCTAATAGTAATGGTGATATCACCAGTAAGACAGATCTTGAATCTAAAATTACTCTTTCCTCTTCCTATGGTGGAACTGAAACAGATTTGGGTAGTGATCCCACTATCACACTACAGGCAAGAACAATGATGTTTGTCGGTAACATGAGACAGGGTGACGATTCTATTGGTTCTTTCCCAAATGGAGTTACCATGTCGGCATTTGGATTGATTGGAAACCCAGTTTACGCCACAGGTGATTATCAAGGTAAGATTGCAGGTCAAGAATTCGGACAGGGTGGAAGTAAAACACTCAACCTACGACAAGCAACTAAAACTAGATTGAAAGATAATAGTGGAACTGGGTTTGTGATATCTACTGCAAAGTCCACAATCAATGATGATAGGTTAAAATTCAATAGCACAATTCTGTTTGATACGTCAAAAACCACAGCAAAGGTTATTGATCTTACCCCACTCAAATTTTCAGATTCAGGAACTAGTAACCGAGCAGATCTTTTCCTCACAGGTGCAAAGACACCACCAGTGCCAGGAGAGACAATGGCTGCCAGTGGAGGAGAGACCTTTGAAGTTGAGCAAGTTTTTGAGCCAACGTTAAAGGTAGGCTCTGGGGATCTCTTATACATAATACCAGTAACGTTTAACATTTTAGAAGAACAACTATACACAACTAGATTCATAATTCCGTTGTGATTGGAGTAGAAGATGGCCCAGCAATCATGGTATGAAAGTTTCTTTCCAACTGATCCTTATTTGGACAGTTGGAGTCCAACCAAAAATTACATGTCGCTTGGTTTTGCTCCAGGCTATGCTTTGCAGTCGAGGGAACTCCTTGAACTACAAACTATTATTATGCACCAAATGTCAACCACAGCAAGAACTATGTTTAGACATGGACAACCTAGAGTTGACTTAGAGGAAGAGTCTCTAACAGATACTAGGTTAACTTCTCCAGTTGCCGTAAATACATCCACACATACATTTTCGATTATCCGAAATGCTCAATTCTTTGCTAATTTTCAACTTGGTGCTGCTGGTGCAGAACTGTCGAAACCAAATGGTTTTTGGTTAACATTTCCCCCAGTGAAAGACAATCTTTATACAGAGCAGATAAACAATGGACAAGATCCAGGCACAAGTGACATTGTTGGTTTTGAAATAGAGAGTCTAGAAAATATTCCTGGCCCCGAGTATGTCGATTATAAAACCGATGGAAGTCTACTAGATCCAGCAGGAGATCAGTTTGCAAATAGCAATGCGCCAGGAGCGACACGATTTGCGTATAGAGTTAAGAATCAAGATCCCGGTAGCGACACTCCGAGATACTTAAAAATAAATGACTCATCTATAGGTGCAAGACCTATCGGAGAGTTCTTTGTCCCTATTGCTATTTTCAGAAACAACACATACTTCTGGGCGTTTGACAACACCACACCTCTTCGAGCAACCAACTAATTGACAGGAAAGATTTAAATGGCAGATATCACAAAAAACAATGAGCAAATCTCGATAGTGTCGTTAGGTGATACTATCAATGATTGGCGAACCTTAACAAATACTGACATCATCGGTAAGTTAAACTTGATGAAGGTTTACGATATCTCTGCTCTTACTGGTCTTTCAGTTACTGGTGGTTTTGCTGGTGGTGGAACTGGCGGAACTTTCGAGATGTCAGTTGCCGATACAATTGGTAAAGGAATTACAATCGACGGTAACCTTGTAGTTACTGGAAACGTCTCCTTCTCAACAGCAGGTGAAATCTCTTTCCCTAATGGTATAGTCAATGTTAATGGTGATAATGATCCACCAGCAGGAGAGGCAACCGCTGGTATTGTAGTTGGTTCCTTCACCGGTGGTGTTGGACCTGACTGGAATTCAGGAACAACTCACCCATACTTCTTAAACTACAATGGACAGTGGTTTACGAATCAAGATCTTAAGTTGGTTGGTGGCGGAACTTATGCTTCGGCAACTAAACAGCAGATTATATTTGGTGAGGAAAATGGTAAGACCTTATCGTTTAAGCAAACAGCAACTGATCTTATCATCGGAAACGGTCATACTTATGATGCACTAGTAACAGGTGCAACTTTATCAGGTGAGATCGCTCGTATTCGAGCAAGTGATGGTCGGATTGATATCCTACGGGGTGTAAACAAAAGAAGAGTTACTGGTGTTTCTCATGGCTTCAACTTTGGTCAAGTCGTTAGAGCATCTGATGCTTATGCAGCCGGCTTCACACTAGCAGTTGCTAGTGGAGGTGCAACATTCGCAGAAGCCGTTGGTATGATTTCGAGAGTAAATGGTAACTCTGACTTTGAAGTTACATTCAACGGAGAAGTCGAAGGAACGTTTACTAGTGTAACTGATGGAACATCTATTCTTTCGGTCGGTTGTCCTTACTTCTTATCTCCAACAACTGCTGGTAACATTACACTCACAGAACCATCAACCGAAGGACATGTTTCTAAACCAGTCTTCGTTGGTCTATCTCCAGACAGAGGCGTGTTACTGAACTATCGCGGACAAGTAATCAACACAGTCGCCGGCGCTGGTGGTGGTGGTGGTTCAACCGCAGACGGTGTTTCTGTTAGAACCACAATCGCTGGATCTGGTTTCGTAATCGGTGACATCATAGCACTCGAAGAACAGGGTGGTGGATACGAAAAACTAAGTGAGTCTAATAAGGCTAGAATTTTTGGTTTGGTGGTCAATGAAGTGTCTGGTGGATACGAACTCCTTCTTTATGGAATGTCAAAGGACAGTGATACTTTCAGAGACACAATTCACACGAACAGAAAAGCAGGAGATGACCACTTACTTTATGCAAATCAAGAGAATGGAACTGCTGGTCAATTTGGATTAACCTCGACTACTCCAAATACAGACTTTATCTCACCCTCGGCAATTGTCTTGGGAGATAAGGTATTTTACTTCAACGCCAGATTTGCTCAGAGTTACGCAACTCCTGTTGACAACAATCTTACGACAACCCAAAGATCAGCACAGGCGTTTACAGCAGCAGAGGTTGCTGGATCTTCAGATGGCGACACGATCGGTGGTGGTGGTTATGCAGCGTCCCGTGTGGCTGAAGGAGTAGTAAACGAATTTGTAAACGGTGGCTTTGATATATGGCAAAGAGGAATTGGTGTTGACTCTGCCCACACAACAACCGACGATACTTACTTTGCAGATCGTTGGATGAGAGAGTCCACCTTAACAGGATCATATGATAAAGACTTCTCAATTAAGAGAGAGAACTTCTCATTCGGTCAGTCCGAAGTTCTAGGAAACCCTGAATATTACTCTGTACTTAGATCGGGTACAACTGGTAATACTGGTGCTACCTACGGAGATAAAATTCTTTACAGCACTATCATAGAAGACGCAAACACATACGCAGGTATGCCAGTTACAGTTTCATTCTATGCGAAGGGTGCAACTGGTTCTACTGGTTTTGTCGCAACAGAATACGCACAGTATTGGAACGGAACACCTACGGGAACTGTTAGCAGACAAAAATTAGATCTTGTTTATATCGATGGTGCTACTGGATGGACACGTTATGCCATGTCGTTCAAACCAAGAACCCTACCACCTGGCGCAACAACAAACTCTGAGGATAGTTACGCAACATTCTCAATTGCACCTTATCGAAACAATGGAACAACAGGTAACACTGGCGCGGCTGATGTTGCATACAACGACGATCTCTTCCTTGCCAAGTTCCAGATGGAATCTGGTTTTAAGGTGACTAATCCACTCAGAACCGACAGAAACGAAGAGAGAAGAAGAGCGAGTAAGTTCTATCAAACTAGTTATACCGAAAATGATTATCTTGGTAAAAACACTATGGTGACGGGAACCAACATTCCTAAAGATGGAAGTCCTGAAGTGTTAATGAATACAAGCGGTAATATTCAAGTTACTCTCCCAATTGAAATGAGAAAGCCACCAACTATAATTGATATTTTCTCTCCAACTGGTGTTAAAAATATGGCATTCAATGTGAGTGCAGGAAAAGATCTGAATAAGACTTCTGGAACAAAAGGTTTCAATAACGCTACAAGAAGTGTCAATGGTGTTGGTAAACAAGTCTCAGCATCCTCTAATTCAGAAAAGGGATTTAACTTGTATCTGAGGGACGGTGCCGTGACTCTTGATCCAGTAAGAATAGAATACGCAGCAAAAGCAGAATACAACACAGGAGTTGACGCCTAATGAGTAATTGCAACAATTCAAGTTCAAATATATCAGGGACTCCTATTGCGGGAACCATAACACAGGTAGGTTCTAATCTAACAATTGGACCTCTCGTACAAACCAACCACGGATTTACTACTGGTAATGTAATTCGTTTTGATGTTGGTTCTAATGGTTATACTTTAGCCCAAGCAAACACTCCAGCAAACGCAGAAGTTTGTGGTGTGGTTACTTCAACATCCAGTGCAAGTGTGTTTAGTTATGTTGTTGAAGGTGACATAGAGACATCTCAGTTCATACGGAACAACACAATCTATGGATCAACAGGAGGAGAGGTCTTCTTCTTAAGCGGAGAAACTGCTGGTGTATTAGATAGTGTTCCGCCTAACGATGCTGGAAAAGTTCTCAAATCTGTCGTCGTCAGATTACCGTCAATTCCAGACGGCTCTGGTATCACGCAAGAAAGAGGTTTGGTTAAAAACTATGTTGGTAACTATCTCGGTGGAGATACAGCAATTTACATGAGTGGAGTAAATCCAATCGGTTCCATTCACGCCTTTGTTGGAGATACCTCTACCATTCCATCTGGTTGGGCTGTTTGTGATGGCACTCCTATTAATGCAACATCTTATCCAAACTTTAGTACAGCAATAAACAAGAGATATGGATTCAGAGAGTCGCTCACCTTTGCTGCTAATATTCCAAATGGATCAATTGTAGAACAGGGTAACGTGCGAGCAAAAATTGTCGCGACAGTTGGGCAAGTTGCTTTAGTTGAACACATTGGTTTTTATAATAACAATACAACTGAAAATGTTCGTGGTGCTGTATCTGGATCTCAAGATGTAACAACAACTACTCCACCAATTATTAATGGGTTTGATGTAACACAAAGAGTTAATGTAATAAACGGAAGTCAAGTTTTTCCAAACCAAACTATAACTGTTGTCACCTTAGATTCAGTTAAGACTCCTGATCTAAGAAATAAATTTATCATGGGTGCGCCCGCTGACACTGAAGAAGTGGCAGGACTAAACCAAGAGGGTGGTCATGATAAATTAGAAATGGATCAGATCGGTGATATTACTGGAACAATCAACCGAGGATTCAATGAAGGAACATATGAGTATCTAACAAACCTTCCTCCCTACGTTACTGTAAATTGGATCATCCGCGTGGGAGACTCAAGTTACACTTCCCTGCTTAATCAGTTGAGTCTAAAAACTCTCAGTCTAACTGAACTACCTACTAGTGCCAGTGGACTGGCAGTTGGATCTGTATATAACGATGGCGGTGTTCTTAAAATCGTAACTTGAGGCGATAAATGTCAAATAGCGTAATAGGTTATAACTTCGGAGCAGTCGGACCCACTGGTGATACAGGTGGGTTCGGCCCTAATGGTCAACTAGGCCCAGCAGGACCAACTGGAGCAACGGGTGGTATTGGTCCCACTGGTTCTTCTGTCTCTGAAGTCATAATCGGCGACTTCAACGAAGACGGTTCACTAGACATCAAAACAGTTTACACCAATGGTGTGAGTGTTCTGTCTAGTGATGTTGTTGGTTCGGGGGGATCACTTGGACCTGTTGGTGATTTTGTTTATAAACTATTCGTTGAAGATATTGGAACTGCGGGTGCAACTGCACTTGTTAAGGGTATCATTGACAATTGTTACATCGGAACAATGGATCTAAAAACCATCAAGGGAACTGGTGGTATTCAGGTCAC